TCATATGATTCAAAACAAATCCAAGAGACGATACCATTAAACTTTGCCAGCTTCAAAATAGTATCAGCACGAGATTTGCCTGGTAAGAATTTCTTTAGGGCTGTTTCAATAAATATGTGGTCAATTTTATAGTCAGACCTCAATGCATACAGTTCTGCCCCAACAAATTCTGCCTTATCAAACAAAGTATCGCTCTTTGATATATCCCAAGCTTCGCTCTTTACAAGCTTGCCTGTTTCATCAAGTATAGCAACGCCTACCATGGTGGTAGAAATATCTAATCCTAAAATCATAAGTTAGTATATCAGAGATCTAGCTTAAGCTTAAATGTATATTCGTCAAGCTCTTTTTTCATAACTGGATTTGCCAACTTGGCTACTCCAATCATATTCTTCTCGTCATCATATATGCCAATCTCGGTTATGAAAGTCTGTTTGCTAAACTCTTCTTCAAAATCACAATATTGGCTCTGAATAGTATTTTTAATCACAAGCTGTCTGGGCTCCACATATCCGCCCGAGCCGGTGACTGTTCTACCTCTCCAATCCCCATTAGAGGAACTTATCCAAGTAGGATTTAGAGAATTGTTTGCCTGACCAGGCTGAATGCTTGCAAACATCGTCATCGTGGGGATTTTCTGGGTCCCTTTGAAGGTTAGAGTACTGATGCTAGCAGTAGGAAATCCGCCAGCACTACTGGTCGCCAAGTAGCTGCCAAAATAGGTCCACCTTGGATTAACATTGGTGGTGGGGTCACCAGTACCTAGATAATCATCATAGGATGTAGTGTTAATATTTACAGAGGAAGTTAGAAGGACAAAGCCTTCATTGTAAAGAACCATACCCACGACACTACCGGCGGTATCTCCCATAGTAGAAATAAGCTCTCCGTTTTGAAGACTATCAACTGCCTCGTCCATCAAAGACCCAGTATAATAAAATTTGAGACTTACAGAACCCTTCTCGATTCCGGACTCAAAAAATATTGATGGAATTTGGATCATATTTACCACTCCATCAACATACTCCCCAGTATATTCATACTTATTACTTATATTTCTATAGTAATTCATAGTATTTTGTAATGCTACCAATTCACGGCGGTTTGTAGTGTAGGCGTCCTTCTGGGCGTTTGTTCCCGCAGGAAAAGGATCCGTGGTGGCGTGATAATAATGACGGTACATAGAGGCGGTTAGCGGATAAGAGCCAGTAATCACCGTACCATATGGCTGACTAGCATAAGAAGAAGTTGTTACACTAGGGAAAGCCAACCAGTGACCATCCTTAATTAAGAACGGATAAATAAGTTGTTGGGCTGTACCATCACGATCGACATTGTATTCATAAAGACTTATAGACCCAGTAGGAATATTTACCCCCTGGTAGCGATCATTATTAATATATGCTGACCCACTATACATGAGAAACTCATAAGACGGATTAGCAATCATCCGGTTTATGAAGATATCATCGGGACCGAACTCATGGAGGTATGCCATGGGACCCCCTTTAGTAGTCTAATCTTACCCTGAGTGTGAATTCATCAGCAGGAGTCTTTTTCAGTGGCTCACTTAACTTGCCAACTGCTAACATTTCATTATTAGCTCCATAGAGACCCACGGTAGTAATGTAGGAAACCGGGTCGTCACTGGCAACATTCTTTACTTGAATCTTGCTAGAATTTAGGTAAGTGGGATTACTACTATAATTGAATTCATTAGATCCTGCTCGGCAGAAGTAAATAGTAGAGTTTAGTTCAGTAGTGTTGTTAAAACTAAGATCTCTTGTTCGGCGGCGGAAGGCATCTGCGCTGGCGCTGATGGCACCCAAGACCATAACCTGTGTGGCGGTTTGGGCAGCCGGATTCATTGGTCTATTCCCGGCAGCAATGGTATCTTGGAACACAGAGGAACTTATGACAGCAATGCCGGCTTGATAGAATAAGAGTCCACAAGGTGCGGCGGTAGGAGAACCATCACTGGAAGCAGCATACAAAACATTGAATTCGCCTGCGGGGGAATTAGTGAGTGCATTTGTAGCATTTGAATCTGTTAGGGTGACTAATTCGTCACCAATAGTAGCGGGAGTTAGATCACTACCAGCATTAAAAATTAGGGAAAAACCACCTCCAGATACTTTTTGAATCTCATCTTTTGTTAGAAGTCTGGCTAGGTTCACAAAATAAACACCATTCATTTTTTGCGCCTCAGTAGAGCCACCAAAATCTCCTAGATTATCGAAACGCTGAATGTTTCCACTCGAATCATAGCCACATAGAATTTGTGCCATTTCATTATAAATATCATTTTTTTGATTAAGCTGAACAGCAGAAGCTACCTCTGCCGGAAGGATAGCGGTAGATAACCCCACAGTCAAATCCAAAATATGATTTGCAGATGAACTTAGATAAGGATAATCGTAAACTGACTGAAACATTCCATGAGAGTAATTCTTAATGTTAGTTTCCGCACCAAATGTTCCATAGGTGCCCGATAGGATTGTACCAGTTAGAGGGATTGCCTCGTGGAGCTTTGTCCGGTTCTGGGTTACATCTGTACTTAGTAGTGTCTTAAAACTAGTAGCCATTTCTTATTCCTTATTATGGAGTGATTTTCCACTTCAGTAGTCTTACGGGGACATCAGTGCGATACCCAGTCGTAAATCCGGTTACTCTAACGACCGTATCAACATAATAAAATGTCTTAGGCGTACCATCAATAGTTACAGACATCTCACCGCCCAACTGGGTAAACAGCGTGGTAGAAGTCTGAAGGTCTAGTGTGGCTCGCAGACCGAACACAAGTCGAGTACCTAAGCGACCTGTAGTGGTTCCGTCGCCGCCGATAACCTTACCCAAAGACGAAGCATTGACCCCACCTGGATCAGTGATAGTATAGTCAAATCCTGGTGCGCCGCCTTGTTCTGTGGGTCCAGCGCCGTCAGGCTGGGCACCAAAATAACCTGGATTTGAGTTTAGAGAGAAATAATAACTGGCGACACTATCATCATCCACAAAAGTAGGTGTAGCAATCGAGTGATCACCCGAAGTAGTTCTCAACTGGAGCAGGCGGTTGTCAGCCTCAATAATATATTGCGTCTCAACAAGATTTCTTTGATTACTTGATAGATAATTTAGAGATAATTCTGTAGTATCTAATCCCTGGTCGAATACCATGGAACCATTTTTTGGCAGAGCAGCAGAGGCATCATCGATAAACAAAAAGCCAGGTGAGCGCCCATCATTACCAATAGTCGTTTCAGTAACGGTCGTGGCATCTACAGAGGCATAATAACCAGAAAATGCTGGTGTGGCTCCCGTAGCTGTTACATTCCCCACGAGACCGTTGTTGTTCAGCATGATCACCGGAAGATACAAGAGGCTATTGTCAGCATAAGTCAATAACTTATTCTTCAGAACACTTGTATTGTTAGTAAAAGCCTCTAAAACAGGCAATTGCAAAATTCTCAAATCCTGGTAACCAGACGAAGTAACGGGAGTATACAATGAGTAATTAATCTCATCATCGCCTAGAGCAAACTTAGATATTCTAAAACTTCCGTCACCGGCAGCTAGTCTCTTTCGTCCCGCATCTGTAAGTACGGCGTCTAGAAGTATATCACCGCTATTGTCTAAAAATCCCATAACTTTTCCTCTTTACGAACTAATCGATTAGTTCTTATTAAGTAGTATCCTTTTATCAAAATTGGTTTTCTTATTCATCGGGGTCATCACTTTCTATGAATTTTTCAGTAAGTTTTTCGTTAAAAGAAAGTTTAACATCAAATTTGCGCCCCGTATCTTTAGAAGTCAATCTGACTATGAACTCTTGACCGATGATTCCTGAGTCGGTTCGCTCAGCGAGGTTCTTTGTGCCCACTGAAGCACCATTTTCATCAATATCGACAAAAGGAAATGTTTGAATATCAGATGCCTGTATTTGCATAAACCGGGCGAATTTCCTCGTTGGTCTTTGGTTATTTATTGGAGTAAAATTATATACTTCTATTTCTGGAATGTAAAGACCTTTTTCGTATACAAGCCGCACTCTATAAATAGGGGAAGGATTAGAAGGGTTTCCATGAACATCTTCAACCACACAAGTGTAGTAATAATACTCATTGGGCTCGATGGTATCAACAATGTCCAGCGACAAAACACTATTTTCTGATGAGAGAGCAGGGTCAATAGTCATAGTCAAAGTTTCGCTGCCATCGATCCCAAAAGATCTATAAAGTTCGGAATACTCTGAGACATTATTGATAATATTCTTTGTTCTATAGAGGCGAGCGGTAGCAACTTCATCAATCCCATCATTCCTAAACCCCAACTTCCCTGGCTTAAGAATATAATACTCAAACTGAGATTGGTAGTCATAAAGTTCTGTATGCCTGACTAGGGTCTCTGGCAAAGAGACCACATCCAAGGAACTCTTTCCAATATAATCTCCTGTGTTTTGTTGTATGTTTATTTTTATCTGCCTATAGTTCGACAACAAGGGGAGAATCTGCATCTCAGGCGTAGTAGGAGGATAATCCATTATCTTTGCAGTGGGATATTCTACCGAACCCGCTACATCCTCAAAATTCGGGACATCATAAGCAGACCCATAAATAGGAACCTCTACAATAAGACCTTCTGATTTTTCTGAAGTATAAATATCATAATACGGATTCATATCGGAGTCTGCGAGGTTTGCTTGGTTTGCAACGATAGAAGGATAGTCAGGATATGTTGAGAGAATTTGAGGTAGGATTGCATCTGCCATAAATAAATCATAACGAGGAACATAAACCATCCGGAACTCATTGAGTTCATAAGTATAATTTGTATTGTATTTGACTTGTGTATCAATATAGGAGAGGACTTGTAGGTCTCCCGTGTTCCCAAACATTATTTCCTGAAGGATATTCCCGTCTGTGTCATATTTACGCAAAACATACCCTAAAGCCTCGGAAGACAAAGATGTGCCAGAACGAAGTAAGTCAGGATAATCTGGTGTTTGCCACGGCAATAGAGACCTAATTTGGCGTTTGGCTCTGTCCACCTCGCTAACTTGATCGTTAGTTAATCCCATTCCAGTAACGGGTTCAAGCCCCTTTTCGGTCACCACGAGGGATGTAATAGTCTCCCCGCTTTTGCCGAAGTCTAGAGACCGGAAGATGTCATAAGTGTTATAGGACCTTTCCCCGAATGGGACATGGCTCACATATTTACTCTCTGGGGTCCCAAACAACACACCCATGACAAGATCGGTACTCGTATCATATTTTATATCAGAAATTGGCTCTTGAGTTCGAAGCGACTCCAGCAATGTAGTACTTACACCACTGTTTTTTATAACCTCACCCACGGGTCCAATGTTTTCCGGCGTGAAACTAGTTTCAATGTGCATTGGCAGCCCTGTGTGTTCACCTCTAAGGTTCCATAACATATTTCCGTCGGTTGCCGGAAATATCAAAGATTTACTTGCTGCCTCTAAAAAAGACTTTCTTCGATCTGATAATGCAGGGCTGCTTACTTCTCTGGAGTAGGTATGTAGATAATCACCAGATCCTTGACCAGATGTAGGTAAATCCGTTTCGGAAATAATACCACCTAGTGAAAGCTGATCCTGGTAGTGTCCCTCTATTTGGTGGTTCGATGACCTTGACCCCTCCCAGGCATCGGTCTTCCTAAGACCTCGGTCATCCCGATATGAGGAGGCATAAAGATTATATATATAAAAATTAGGCAGTATACCTTCGGTTACAAAAGAACCGCTTATAGCTTCTTCATAATGCTTGTTATATAGAAGATACTGAGGGTCTATTTTTGCTCCCGTGGACCGCTGAACTACTCCGTTACCGAGTTCTAAGAGTGGGTATATCTCCTTCCTGGTTACAAAAGGAGTAGAAATCTGTACATCAAAAGAACCATAGGGACAGGAAGAGACCGACTGACCTTGGAAAACCAGCCTAACTAATTCTTCTTTTCCTATCAAATTGCGGATTGCATTAAATAATGCTATGCGGCTGTCCTGCATATTTTGCAGCTTTTGTTGTCCAAGTTGTGCAGGCGAAATAAATAATTTAGGAACAAGGTAGTCCAAAGAATCAGCAATGCTTGAAATATCTATTTCTTGTAATCTTTCTATCTCAGGGAGTTCGCCTCGTAGTTCCCAGGCTTGGGCCCGGGCTGCTTCGAGAGATTCGTCCATCCACACAGGTATGCGGGGCCAGAACGCAGCGGCCAATTTGGTCCTGGACCAAATGAGGTTCACTTCTTCAGTTGTTACATCTCCGCCAGTAGCTAACCAGGTTTTCCAAGATGGGTCGTCGAGTAGCACAATAGCGCTGAGGGCGCTGCCACGGTCTTCAGCAGTGTAGCGGGGGCTTAAGGCGAACAGCGCAACCATTTTAGTAAGAGGCTGTCCCTCGGTGGTTTGCTCTATCATTGACAGGATCTTTCTCTTCGCCTGATAAAGATATTCCGGCATATATATGGGAGCGATGCTCTCGCCACCCACTCGAACTTTTTGAATTATTTCCATTGTATGACGCATAACAACACCATCAGGAGCAGTACGGAACAAATCTTGATAAAAAGAACTTACAGATACAGTAGTTTGTTCAGTTTCAGGGTTATAGGTCGCCGTATCGATAGATACCATTCTTAAATAATCTCTAACATTCTCGGACAGAAGGACCCGAGTAATACTTCTTTCTCGTAGCTGAGATAGAAGTCGTGGCAAGCTATTATAAGTTTGCGACCCTGAAGCCTGGGAAATGTATGAGGTTTGTGAGTGCTGCCGATCGGACTCACCGTAAATGGATGGCTGAGCATATGCATTTATCCATTGTAATTTTTGCTCCTCTGTGGCATCTTGTCTTGAGAGGGGAACTCCCGGATCTTGATCATCGTCTGGTGTAGACCATCCTCCTAGTGAATATTGTATTCGATGGTTCGAACCCTCAGGGGTTATATGAAGGCTCCTATCCTGTACAACGGGATTAGTCATAGAAGAATCCTCGTAAAACCTCTTAAAAGGTCCAGATCCCCCGCCAGGTGCTTTGAGTTTAATTTTTCGTGTAAGTGTCATTTTTCACGCCTTCCTTAGTAGCCAACAAGACCACCAAGAAAAGCACCTGGCTCATCTTTTGGCTTGGGCTTTGGCTCTTGTTCTTGTTCTGGTTCTGGTTCTTGTTGTGGAGTTCCTAATAAAAAGTACTTATTATACATAGGAAGTTCTAAAGGTTCTTTGTTGCGGAAGGACTCGGTAAAGACATCTATGATCGGCTGCTTGAAACTACTCACCAGGTCTCTGTAGTCCAACGGAGACATCACCCTCACTCTACAAAATAATATTTTTCCACTCTGGATAACATCTTGCGCAAAATCAGGGTCCATGACCTTCCAGACCGGCATCTTAGTTTTTCTCAAATAGGTGTTGTCCAGTACTTCCGGATTACCTGACTGAGGTATATCGCTATAAAATATACTAGCAGCATCCAAGCTACTAAAAGTATCTAAATACTCGATCCGTGCAATCTGCTTATAGTTCATCCAAAAAGCTAAAAATTTAGCATAAACTTTCATAGGATCCTTAGTTTGAGGAAATGGAGGAGGTGGGTCATCTGAACTATAATAGCTCACTAACTGTTCTAATATCGCTGAGTCTTTATCCTCCAAATAAGGGCGGCAAGGTGAAAACTGAACTGGGTATGTTCCCAAAGTTACATCTTCATTGGTCGATGTTAATAAGATCATGTTCTTGAGTTGGTTCGGAAAAGAACTTATTACCCCAGTCTCCACCGTCTGTGCAAAGCCGGCACCCCTTGTAGCTAAAATATTGGTCAATCCGGTCATGGAGTTGAATTCTTTCTCCTGGTAGGTAGTATCTAAGTCAATAGAACTATCCACAGATAATTCTCCAAATATAGCAAAAGGAAGCTTTATAGGTATCTGGTTTTTTCTTTTGGTACTGATTTTTTCATCTGTATAACCCTTTTGTTTGTCGAGTGCAGTGTTGGATAAACCTGTCTCAACATTAGAAAAATAAGTCAAAGTTGTAGGGTCAATATTGTTCGCACCGCCCACCAGAGTAGGGATAGCCAGCGGTCCATTCTGGATTATTAAAGTCCCCACCTTTTCCTTATCTTTTACAGTAGGTTCATATTTACCTGTAGATACTCTGGGAGGATTGTACTGCGGCAGTATGTCTTCTGTTTTTATTTCTACCGCATATTGCTCCTCCAGAACTTTAATTACAGAATTAAAAAGTTCTTCATTGGCTGATGCCCTCAAGCGGCGACCAGGAGTGATAGTGGGGTTATGTTGCCTGTTGTGAATACGATGATTTAAATCAACAATGTCGCAAAATAATCTTCCATATCGATCAAGGTCATAGTTGGAAATCGGGGTACCAGGCGCAGCACCGGCGGTGGTTTGTAGAATATCATCAGTCATAGGAGTTCTAATCGTTTTTGAAGTAAAATATGCATAACCAGGATTTCTATAAGGTCCTTGAGGCAACAAAGCAGTCCTAATCTCATCAGGATCCTCTGCTGATTGAAAATATTTTACGAATTCTTGGTTGACACGGGCTTCATACTCGGGGAACGAAATTCTGGTTATGCCGCTCCTTTGTCCCATGTCTGGTTCTTTAGTGAATATAAAATCATAACCGTATCCTAGGTTTTTGCCTTTTTTATAAGTTTCCCCAAAAAAGTGGCGTCCCCTCAATACTGGGAATTTTCGCTGGCAAAAACCTCGGCGCTCAAGGGGTGAAGTCTCACTTATGTCAAGACCTCTTCCAAGCGGGTCATTAGGGAAGATTTCAGTCAACTTTCTGAATAACATTTGAATCCCTAAATCTATGAGTTTCTGGACATCCTTAATTGTCAAGGGGTCGATAAGACCACGATTTAAACTAAAGGCTGCTGAATAGAATTCATCTAACAAGCCGCCTGTAGTTAATGGAGCTAGATCATTTATGACTACTTGATATTGCCGGATTGTCTCTATGAGATAATCATAGAAATTAACTTGTTGCCCATTGATGGCACCTACAATCTGACGAAGGGGCACATTTAAAGCTAAAGTCTCAGGATTGTATAGATTACGACCATCTTTTACCACACCACCTTGATAGCCTTCTGTCGTGGGCACCGAGTTTACAATAGTATTGAACACCTCTTCAACGCCCGATCTCAACTGCATAAGATAGGTGACAAGGTTACGCATAAAGATCGGTGCGGCGTCATAAACTGTAAAGTCAGCCCCATATATAAAATCTCCACTTATTTGTGCATCCCTAAAAGTGTATTCTCCTTCTATGCCGAAAGAGTCTTTACCCTCATAGAAAATAATCTTATTTGGAGTTGAGCCATCATTTTGCTGATCCAAATATAGATTGGGTATTTCTCCAACAGAATCTATTACCTTCTCTGGGAAAGGTATGTTTGGACCCTTCTCTACTAGATGACCGCTGGTGGTGAGTTGGTTCACAGGCATCGTAGAATCCTCAGAAACAAACCTTCTTAAAACCCTCATGCTCAAAGTTTTTGAAGGCTCAGAGCCAGCCATAAATCCTGTTTGATTTATAATTTGTCGGGAAAGGTTCTGGCTCCTATAGAGAAATGGGAAATAACTGTTAGCGATAAGATAAGATTCTAGATCGAAAGCAAACGAGAAACGGTGATTCTCATCACTATCTTTTGAAATCCATAATTCGGACAAATAATTATCCTTGCTTATGATCTTCCTTATTTCTGGCTTCTCGTCCAGAATAGTCCTCGCTAGTTGATCATATACCCTGTCGAATACACTGGCTAGTCGTATAACTACATTATCCGAAGGCGACAGGTCAATATGTTGAAAAATATTAGCATTAGGAGCGGTGGCGGCGGTGGCGTCCAGATACTCTCCTCCCGGTAATCTTTTTCCTAGACCAAGGTAAGGTCTGGATATGGAAATAGGTTTCCAGACAGTTTGATTACCCCGAACGGTTGCCGAAATGCACTGACTCATTCCCGTATTTAATGATATTTCAGGAAGCTCAAACAATTCTTCTTGGGGGGCAAAATTAGAATCGTACACAAACATATAAAAGGTAAGATTATCTTTAATAAGTGACGAGACAGAAGAAAGATCAATTACTATAGGCAATAAAGAAACTCTATCGAGCAATTGTAACGAGTTGTCCACGGGGGGCTCGTCTTGGTCGCCGGGCTCTTCCGTGCCGGTAAAAACTCCTGACTCTATTTCCTCTTGGCTCAAGCTAGTTTGTGTGGATCGGATCGGATTAGTTGTCCTCACCCTGGTGGATGAGATTCCTCTTTCAGATAAGGGTCCCCCAGACATCCCCGGAACAACATTAGCACTCCTAGGCATCAGATTCACCAACAAGTCATCATATAAAGTGATGCCACCCGGAGTGCCGGCACTAGAGACCCTATCTCTAAACATTCTAGGGATAATAGATCTATCTGTAGAGAATGGCGAGAAAGGACCGGCTTGCTTCAAAAAAGAAACTCCAGCTTTTTGTGCTATCTCGTTTTGTAAAAAATTAACCATCTCTTCTGGAGGGTTGTCATTACCAAACTCAGCACTCTGACTGTCAAAAAGATTATATTCATTAAATCTTTGACAAGTAAAGTCGCCCAATTGTGAAGAACTTGGGGTATAGGAGGCGATGACTCGAAGGTGTAAATTCGCAAGTTCTGAATTAGCTTCAGACAAGTTACTAGACGCCTGCACGAATGTAGTATTAATAATAGCCAAGTTTTTTTCTCTATCACCTTCGTTTCTACTTGTCTCAAGGGTGATCGATGAGAAATTTAGTTCAGCTATACTTCGTAAAAACATATTTATTTACCGCCAGGGTCAGTATTATAGGTGGGTCTACCCTCGTCCGTAAGACAAATGCTTCCGGGGTTCTTATTGAAATTACTCTTATAGATTGTAGAATTAGAAGGCATTGAAACTCCGTCTATTTCTTGATCTAACATAACATCTAAATAATATTCCACATAGGTGTTATCTAGTTTTGGGAAACCAGCAAGAATATCAGCATTCGTCCCTGCGATGGTTTCTGCCATCTGACTAGGGTAAGTTTGATTACTTAAAGCCTGAGAGTTTTGAGTTTCCGGGTTTATGAAGCCCAGTGATTGGAGACCTTTACCACGATCAACTTTAAATATTTCGATGTCAAAATTTCCGTTCAATTTAAATTGAGTGTTTAATTCTTGCATGTCAAGAATTATTTTATCGCTTTTTAATAAAGTGTATAGAGTAGATGATTCGGTGGTAGTATAATCATATTCTATACTACAGCTAACCGTCACTCTGGGAATAGTGCGACCGGCTAAATATTCTACCCCCTCATCGATTTGAGTAGTGCTCCCCTTGTCCACTGTTATGTCCCACGAAGGCATATAATCTGACCACACACTACTGTCCCCAAGTACTCTGTTATAAGTTGCCACATAAGGGAAAGTTTCTTTGAATTGATTTTTACTATTGAGGCTTTTTAGGGTCACTACTTGACCTAGAGAGCTAGTAAAACGAGTTTGTGGTCGTAGGCGGGGGGTAGTGTTTTTTATTCGGGTAACAATCTCATTTTGTGTTTCAGTTTTAGAACCACAGATCCCATCATAAAGAATTCCGGTATCATGAAAGGTATAATATTGAGGAGAAAATTTACCATTAGCATATTGCTCACGCCCATAGGGAGTAAGCTCGATTTGAATGACCTCTTGTTTTTGATCGAAAAACTTAACCATACCTTAATTACTACCCATTTAAATTTCGGGAGAGATTAGATAAATTACCCAGGTCCGATACCTGTTGGGATTCCTGTGTTGAGGCCTGAAGTTGACGAGTTCGGAATTCTGCATCTGCCACATCTTCTTCGTTCTCTTTCTTCAAATCCGGTCGGAAACTAATTTTTGTATTGATCTTACCAAGTTCCACAACAGAGCAATAATCATAAGGCCAGTTATAACTGGGGGAACCCAGTGAGTGCTGGTACCGGTAGACAAGCTTAGACCACTCGTCACGATCACCAAGAATTGCGTCTATATTTTCAGGCGTGAGAGTCGTACCTGAGAATCTCCTTCGAGCATTATCATAGTCTAGCACAAATTCTCCGTCAACCTCTTCCATAATAAGTTGGTTATAATCTAACAACCCTCGTTCTTTTACTTTGAAAACAAGCCACTTGATCTCTGGAAACAATCCAAGCTTTTCGGGGCTCTGGGCTATGTCTAATAAATCATAACGAGGATGACCAGTCATTTCGACACCAAGATTCAACTGCTCCTTAATTACCTCTGGGAAACGAGTTACTTCTTCTTCTACTTTATCACCCGGCATATAGTGATCTATTGAGGTCATACTGTGCTGGAATTTTGTGGATAATTCTGGCATAATCCCCTGCCACATATCTGCCAGATCCTGTCGTGTAAGATTTACTTTATGTTCCATCAAATAAACCACAGGAGTTGTTTTCATACTTTCACCAGACATGATTGAGTCGTACTCATCTCCCCCAAAAGGATTGATGTAGTCAGGAACATGTGGATAATCACTGGGTACCATACTCAACAAACTTTTCCCTAAAGATGGAGGAAGAGAAAACTTAGTAAACTGCTTCCTAAATTGTTTAATTTTAGGACCGAGCTTATTAGCCGGGGCTTGCAAAGTTATAAGTCGTGGCTGGTCCTTATCGTCAATATAAAATGGAAGAGCCAAAATAGCCTCGGAAATAGATTTCTCATCATCGGCGGCGAGTTCACCCAACCTTTTGGCTTTAGTGGTATCAAACCCTGCACGAATAATCTCCTCCGGATCAAAACCAACTAGGTCAGCCATCGATCTAACCGAGCGCCCCGCATTAGAAACAAAGTCTGGTATCTTAGATACATAAGTATATGCACGCTCCGTATATGAACCGCCAGCATAAGGAATGGCGACGAGGTCATATTCTTCTTCGGCACCCGTTGGTATATCCTTAATATAGAGATAAGATCCCTGATTATTGTCTGGCATCGTTCCGTACTGATGCCACATACCTTGTGCCGAAGAGGTGTAGTACCCTTGACCTACCGAGGAAGAAAAAGCATACTGATCTGAAGATGTTGATCTATCTGGGAAGTCTAGAGTTGGACACTCCCACTTAGGCATGATAGTCCACTTGTTAGGGTCTAGTGACCGGTAAGAGGAGCCATAATCTGTAACAAAAGAATTATTAATACTAATCGATGCGTCAATATCCATACGGTTTTGCCAAGCTCTATTCCATCCATAGGTAGGAGTAGCGGAAGAAGACATAGCAACCCCATCACGGCTTATAAAAGAACCAGAAGCCATATCATAATAACTACCACTTTCGTTGAGGTACTGAACAAACAACTCGCCTCGATCGTTATTTATGATTTCATCCAAAGTATATGTAAGTTTGTCCCCGACAGGCATGAATGTAATGCGAGCCACAGAGGGTCCATAATAATGAGAAGGAGTAAAAGGAGCAAACTCAGCACGGTGCTTAGGCCACGAATTAGGCTTAGGTATCTGATCAGCGTTTAGAGTCTCCCACGAAGTCGATCCTGTACTGGTGGGCATCCCAAATGCATATGGGTTACTATAGAAATTAAACTGATCTGTTTTCATCAGTCCAATCTCCATCATATAGGCGGCTCCCTTGTCAATTTCCACGGTTCTGACGGGAGTAGTAATAGACCCCGCCTTTGCTGAGGGTGGGGTTCCGAACTGAGATACAAACTTAGTCAAGTATCCCTCGTTCCCATAGCTATCAACCTTACGAGATAAGAAGAACTTAGGCACATTAGCCAAGAAGTTAGACACCGCTTTCTTATATAAAGAATCATCTAAACCCTTGCGAGTCAAAGAACCACTTACATCGACTGCCATGAATTGGCGTATATCCGACAAAACAGTAGGCTCTTTAAACCCTGCTTCCAAAGCATCAATTGGGGATAGAATCGTTTCGAAAGGAAGTCTATCTGCCCAGAAAAATTTATTGACATCTGGGTTAGCCCAATCAAAGTCCTCATTATTTCTTCTCTTGTTCCCTGGAATCGAACCTGCCGCCACAGCAGTCAATGAACCAGTCAAACAACCAGCAAGGGGCGTATGAGAAGCTACCTTTTCATAATATTGATCAGCATTACGACCCGCTCGGCGAATAGGATAATCCACAGCAAGTCCCGACTTGATAGAGTTATACATAATGCCAGGAGCATAAAAAGGTCTCAAGATGGCTCTCCACCCTTGAGCGGGGATCGGACTAGCTGACGAAAGAACTGCATTATTTTCGTAAGTAGAGCGGAACAAAGTTGCTAAGTCCAAAGATCGATCTACGGGATAAAAGCCGCTGTATGGCAATAATCTCACTTTTGCTTCTGATGAAATTTCAAAGTGCCGTGGGAATTTATTGAAGATATAATTCCTGTTTCCACGATCATTAGGCATGAAGTCGGCTAAAAATTCTATATTGTCAGTTTGAGTGAATCTCTCATAAAATTGAGGATTAGAACCGTCAAAATTGTTAGCATTTGCACCCGTTATTTCAAGCGAGGAGGAAATAATAGAATACAAGGACCCATTTTCCTCATATTCAGCCACATGCTCACTTATCCTGAACTCTGGTACTATGGTATAGTCTTGACCAGCCAATCTGGTGTCTCTATGGAAGTCTTCATAGTTATCATAAAAAGGATAGCTTGCAGGAGCAAGTTGACCTTTTGCTGGACCATCAACATATCGTCGTTCTCGTCCTGCTGTCCACGCAGGTCTTGTATAGGCTGATCCCGGAGATCTTACTTCTGGCAAACTGTTGCCGGCGGTGGTGGAGGCAGCAGCGCCGTTTGCCCAATTTACAACAGTGATATCGCCGAAGGTGACGGCATCACCCGTAATAGTCTCACTATTCATCGCAGTCCCAGGGACATCAGCGTCTAATCGCATAGTAGACCCAACAGCACCAGGATTAGTAGGGGTTACATCAATATCTCCCGAAGACTTGGCGAGTAATATAGCAGCATAAATACGATTAATAACATCATTCGTGTCAGCAATAGGACCTTGTGCGCCGATTGTATAATCATCGCCTGTACCTCCAGGGGTTGCCGAACCTGTATCGAAAGTAAATTCAACAGTAACAGTAGTTGTTTTTATTTGGAAAACTTGATCGTGTAAAACGCTTGGTGTTATCTCTACTGCCTCAATTTCTGCATCCGCAGCGACAGCAGGAGTAACGATAACACTTCCCGTACTCATTACGGGGACACTATACAGATATTGAGCAGAGTTTATACTAGAAGAGGCATAAGACGCTGTATTGGCAGAAAAGGCAGGATTCGTTATCCTATCATTTATCGTGCCGTAGCTGGTCATCATAAGTTCACCGCAAGCCATGGTGGTGGCATCAGCAAACAATACCGGTACGCTTTGTGTCATCACGGTAACCAAAGAACCTGTAGAGTCGGAATATAGATAAGAATCCATAGGCCAAATTGAACCCGAACCGTTACCAGTACCAAGTGGATAACTGGCGTCGAGAGAGTTATAAGGCGTCTGAACGGAATTGAGTACGGTAGAACCCTGGCTTGTTACAAAAGGATGCTTTAGGCGAGCACGCTGAGGCACATAAGTTAGCTGATTCGTCTCGGATAGAAGATTACTATAGGATGTAAATGAGCCCACAGGAAAACTTGCTACATCGATGTCTTCTTTCCAGAAATCGCACAAATAAGATAATCGGGATCGAGAACCTGAAAGGTATGTGTAAACCTCTTTTGGGTAAATTGTTTCAGGGTACGAAAAGACCTCGATAAGATCTAATCCTGCCACACTTCGTTCTGTGCCTGGAACTCTCTGTTCTCTCAATATCTCATAAGGTCTTTTGATTATTCCATAAGAAGCCTTAAGGTTACCCTTTAGATCGAAGTTAAGGCGGCGGTTTGCAAAAGCCATCAATTCATTGCCGTAACTATAATCTAAACTAACAGTTATTTTTTCGTCGGATGTTTTAGAAGGGCTACCAAGCGGGGTGCGAATCTGATGAACCAATGGCTTATAGCGAGAGGTAACAGGCGCTTCTCGCAATGATACTGAATAGTAGTACTTTGAGGTGTTTTCGTCGATGGCTATATCTTTAACTTCTCGGGAAAGAGTGCTGTTGGCAAAACCCCTCTGTACCCGATTTGTACCGGGAACATTACTTTCTACCACTTCTGGGAGCAATTCATAAGTATTGTGTTGCCAGTAGTATTTTGCAGATGGTTTATCGGAGTTCCTTAGTTGTTTCCATATTTCAAAATCATAATTTTTATCCCACAAGAACTGCTTGCTCATGTTGGTGTTGTAAAATACTGATTTTGCCCAGGTTGGAGATGCATTTAAGGGCATGTTTGCAAAAGTAATATCATCAGGGTATCTTTCCCCTTTGGCAATATAAGCACCATAGGTCGCAATAGTTGCAGCACCTGAAATATACGAAGTCCATTCTGCCCTATCGGCAGAAGGTATTGGTCGAGTCACATAGGCATTATCACGAACAGAGCCCGTTTTCATGATATCTGCAACTACAATACTGCCGCTGATTTCTATTCTCTTTGTTGTGTTTCTTTGTGTCTTATGTAATGCTGCCAGGCGAACATCTCCAATCCCTGGGTATCCTCCTAGCATAATATTATCGATATTAGGAGGACCAGCAGCCGGCCAAGCAGCAACCATAGGTATGCCCCCGCCGTTGAAGTACTGGAGTGCGTTTACCCCGATAAATGGATCAGCATATGCATCGTTTAGCTCAGGAGCTATATCTGCCTGAAAGCCTCCCCAACCTGTGTGAAGGCGAAGATACCCAGCCAAACCAGCGCCTGCACCCAAAGGGATACCAAGCTGGCGATGTGATAAGTTTCCAGGGCGGCGGACTGCTTCGTTACGAAATGGGAGAGCATTATTTGGAGACATTGTATCCGAATTAACATCCCTAAACAATTGTTTTGAATCTTGTTTAGACCCTGGGGCTGAAAACAAGTCTACAAAAATGGTTTCGTTGGTTCGAACACCTGATCGTTGACGGGGAGCCGGGTAACCAGCAGAACCAGTCAAGCCCAGCGCACGGCGGCTTGGGGGGGTCAAGAAAGCCGTGGGGGCACTATAAGCATAAAAAGTAGGATTAAAAACAAAGTCCATGTTTGTAGCTGATCTGTCATTACCCTGGACAACTTCATAATATTTTGAATAGTTGCCCACCAAACGAACGCCATCGCCCGTTGTGTGATCGGATATAACTGTCTTTATGTTTTCAATATTAAGAGGGGATTTAGAACCCGCACCTCTTAGGTATTTACCTTTAGGGACAGTTTGGACGGTCAGCGTGGTAATTGACCCAGTACCGCTAGCAATTTCTAAAGTGTATTCTTCGGCTCGATCTACCGTTCTAAATGGTGCGTTGTGCCTTGCTTGGAGACCACCAACATGTCGCTTAGTGAAGGGACCCTGTAATGGCACGCTATGACGGAAAGGAAGAATACTATCTTCATGTAAATTAGTAATAGATATTCCCGACAGACCCGAAGCTATCAGCCCGGCATTGTACCCAGAAACGACGCTAGAACTTATAGCAGTAAAAGGAGAGAGATTATCCCCCTTATAAAGACCAGACCCCAATTCAACCCTAAAAGAAATTTTCTTCTTCTTGTTGGGTTCGGTGTCGTCTGTACAATCCTCCAATGGCTCGAATCGACTAAAAGTAATATTGCGCATATTGCGCTTTTTGTTCCAGGTCTGATTGATTCCGCCATAATAAGGGAAGCGAGGCTCCGCAGTCAAACACACCACAACATTACGGGATTGTTCTTTTTGAAGAGCATTTAGAACAGCATTTCGAGTAGGCAAGATTCCCACAGGAGTATCAAAAATAGGATTATCTCGAAGGGCACGAGTTTTCCACCAAAAACAGTTCTCATTCTGCTCATTAGATAAAGGGGCATGGTTGAACTTCCATCCTGGCGCATCATAACATATTGAAGTGCTAGGTCCACCAGTGATGCCGGGGGGAGGCCATGACCGTCTTCCTCGGAGGATTGATGCCCGATGTTGTATCTTGGGTCTTTCTAAAACATGGTTCTCTACTATTTTCCGGACAGAATCTGCAAACCGTGCGGATTCTGGAAATAGTTGTTCTATCATTTCGCTCATTGAAGTATCGAGCCACTTATAATAATCAATATATTTTTCAAGATCGGGAATATCGTTCCGGACTTTTCTAAAGAATATCTCCCTTACCTTTTCCATTCTTTTATAGTTGAGCCGGTATTTGTTAACCGGTTCGCCGATTAAGTTATTGAAATCTTCAATAGAAGCAAATAACTTAAGCATCTGACTGGAGATGCTGCGGTACATGCTTTTCTCAACTGCAAAAAAGAAATCAACTGGTCGAGAATATATCCCAAAAGTCTGATCATCCGAGTTCATTACCGTGACCATGGAGTCCCCGCCGATATATTCTGGTATTTGCAGTTTATCGGTATAGACATATTCTTTTCGCACGGGTGTAGCATTGGCTACGAAGAAATCCCCTCGACCAGTGTGCTGTCGCAGGTTAATTTTACTAAAGATAGGATTCTGATAATTGCTTACATAATCAGGAGCTACGGACCCGGAGGACAAATCGGAAACACCAAAACGACCGGAAGCATTACTACCTGTAATATCGGTAAACTCCCAGTTCATTGCCAGTGTTTGAATTCTTGGGATATAAACTCCCGGATTTTGAGTCTGAAACGAATATGCATTCCTATATGGTCTTACACGCCCGTGAGTATCTGCTTCTTTGGCCTGAAGGTCTAATGTTCCAGAGGGGAAATAGTCCGTCCAGTAGCGGGTACTGGATGCTCGAACATCTGTTTGCGTAAGGACGCTTCCAGTATAATTTGTTCTGTGAGCACCTACATATATTCTTTTATTACTTTCTAAAATATTCGCACCGTCTTGGGCGGTCATGCTTGCACTTACTAAGAAGCTATTGCGTTTCATCCCGGTATCATAATTGACACCATACAGTTCTAAATAATAGCCATCCCCAGCCACAGAAGCACCATTAATGCCGTCGGCAAAGGGGTACTTTTTAGGTCGGAGAGATAGGGTAAGGTTCCACTTCTGATTGTCGTATACTTCATTGAAAATAGAACTGGTCAACAAAGTTGCGCCGGCACTATTTTTAACGACGAAGTAGGCATCCCGGACCTGATATAAAGGAGAATATACCTTCGCATACTCGCCGGGACTCCTGACCGCATAGACTTGGAGTCCATAATCATCGGCGGGAGCAGCCCAAGTTAAGTCTGTAGAAGTCTGGCTGCTGTCCATGGGAGTATGAAACCCAACAAGAGAAGCTTCCAGAATTTTGGGCACCTCATATGATAAAGATCTAAAATTGGATTTATCGGGAAATACAAACTCTGACTGTAGCGAAAAAGCAAACTCTTCTATTACACTAGAGCCTGTTATAAACCCCACCGAATTAGCATTAGTAGAATCATAATACTGATATACAGTCGCAGCATCGTCGGACTGATTCAATAGCCCCGTAAAGTCGGCAAATTTCTTAGGGCTGGATGTCGAGAAATAATTACTCTTCAGTTGGAAATCTGAGTTGCTAGGGTAAGTATTGAGAGCAATTACATCCTCTCCTACACCCAAACAACGGATGAAGTTTCTAATTGCTTTTTCGTTTCCTTTGCCCTTGAGGATATAACTTAAGTTATTATAAATATTTTTATATATGGAGTTCTTGACATCAGCCAAAGTCTGTTCAAAATTTATTTGTTCGTCACGCTGTAAAAATTGTGCCAGGGTTCCAATATTCTCAAATATTTCTGGTGCCTCAATACCAAATGACTCAACCAAACGGTCATTATAGGGAAACTGATTTATAGAGGCACTAACACTACCACTAATATAGTCCGTATATTTTAGACCTTTCATTACCGTCAATTGATTATATAGAGTATCAAAATAACTTGAAATTATCTGTGTAAGATCAACAATCTCATTTGCGCCCGCTTCTTCAGCCTCAATTATCCAATTAGGCAAATTATTCATCAAACGGGCACCGTTTTGATAATCATAGTTACTACCAGAAAGAAGATACTGCGCTTTTTTAGTAGTATATAAAGGATTTTGAGTCCTCACAATGGGCGAAGCAACTTCTGTAACGGAGGTCAAATTCAAGGAATCCAGAGCAGAGCCTGTATTGCGACTATACAAGGGGTTATATCCGGTGTAAATACCATTAGAGAGCCGACCAGAATAATCTAAAAAGTCATCATCTATACTAGAAGTTCCCGTTATACCCTCATTGAACTTAAGATAAACGCCCAGCCCAACATTGGCATCATATTTATTAGAGCCGCCGCCAACACTACTAAGCCAATATCGACCAACCTGTTCGTCATTTCTATTCGTTTTCCAGAAGCGGAATTCATCTATGGATCCAGATAACTTGCCATACCCCTCGGCGACGCCAGGCGAACCAACAATATCTGCCCGTAGGGCACCAAGATTACCAATCATAGAGCCTGTCACCAAGCCTATTTCTGCGGAAGCAGCAGGTGGAATAGCTGTTTCTACACAGGACCCATTTACAAAAAAGTCAATAGTAGGAGACGAACCAGAGGTATTAAATACAAATGCATAATTCCTAAAAGTTCCATCAGCGATGGTCAATCCGCCGGCAGAAGGTACCCGCACTGCGTCAAAGCCGGTTGTTCCTGATAAGAGAGTAACAAAAAAGCTGTCTTCGCTTCCTTGCCTTATTTCGATTCTCAGGCGACCATATGTAGAGTCTGTAGTGGGAGCACCGTTCCAAAGATCAAAGAGAACTTGTCTATCCGAACTGGTGAGGACATCTGTCAACCCCTCTTTCTTAAAGAAGAATTCTACAGTATTTCCATACTCTCCGCCAAACTCCAAGTTAGAGGTTCTGTTTTTATCTTCATTATAAATTGACCCTGAGTGTGGACCGCCCTTTATTTGAATGTATTCTGCCGAAGAGGAATAGTACCCTGAAGCATCAGAGGCTACAGTTCCATAATCCGCACCGATAGTCACATACCCAGTAGATCTAGGATATACATCTTCTAGAATAAACTTTTCTAAAGGATTGATATCATTGTAAAAGCTTGTTCTCTCTAAAACAGACCCATCGTAAGGAAAATAATTTGCAATGTACTCAAAAGCATTTTTGTAATATTGCTCAGCAGACCCAAACTTTACAAAGTTTTTGGGGTCACCATAATTTATAGAAGGAAGAAAGTACCGTTGTCTTTCCAGAGAGGAGGATAAATGAGCCTGAGATTCTATACCGTCGCCTAAACCATCAGGTGATGAAGCCTTAAGGTACTTCCCAACAGTTACTGCCTGCTTATTTTTTTGAAATAACTTTTTTACGCTCATTTATCTTCTTCTTTAATTCTAAATTTGAACACTTCTGGTTGTTCTAGGTATTCCCCCTGTAAATAGTACGCAAACCCAATTCCATAGGCATAACCCGAGGCAAGACAGGAGGTATCTAGTTCAAAATAATTTCCACTAACATCATAAGATAAACGAGTAAAGTTATTATTAGAACTGCCGGTACCGTAAGGGATGACATCAAAATTATCTATAACCCTAAAGATTCTATAATAAGCATCTTCAATTATTTCGGGCACCACTTGAGATGTGGCGACCGTATAAATATTAGGGCTCCAGTTCTTTTTTCTAGTGAACAATCTTAAGGTGGGCTTTTGACCCTTATCATAAGAGTCTTCTAAATTAGTAAGAGTTGTAACATACTCCTCTTCGTGGATACCATCAGCAGTATTTACTGTTTTAGGAATATAAGACCCGGATATAAAGTTCACACGGGATCCGCCAGAGCCAGTATGCCAAACATCAAAGATAGTATCGTATGAACTGGTACTGGCAAAAGATGCAGTATAAATTCCGGGGACTTGAGCGCCGTTTTCAACAAGCAAAGTACCAGTTATGGTTGTCCTTACGGTGCCTGCCGTATCAACTACTACTTGTAAAGCATTTCCTGTTGGAGCAGCCGATCCTGAATAAATGTCTACAGATAATCTATCGTTTACTAAGCTAGGAATACTCTTGAGTTGCCCTCGCACAAAATTGTACATGAATAAAGTATTTTGATTATCTGCTCCCGAAGCAACACTACTACTGATATAAAAACTCGCTCTGTTGTCCTTGCGGGAAGAATCCCATCGAGCCTCTAAGGTAGGTCGGTATAGTTCAAACTCACTAGTTCTAGAAAAGAACTTTTTCGTATAATAGGAATCGCTACCCGACACTACAGCATCAGGGAATTTGATAAGGAAGCCATTGTTTGCTTCCGAGCTATCTAGCCATTTATAAACTTGTGTAGATACATCTAGGAAAACATTTTCCAGTCCCGTATCAAAAGTTACTGTCTTTTTAGTATCACCTGCCGCTAGATAGGTGCCGCCTGCCTGCGTCCAGGTATTAGAAGAATCTCTCCTATCCCAGTTTGACTGTCCTAGATCGGTATAGTTATCCATATCTAAGCCACGACCCTCAGTCCATGCTTCAGATAGCATATAAACATCTAAGGTATAATCTAAAGGCACAGTGCTTCCATGAGGTGCATTGTACAAATTGAGATAGAACTTTATTTTAGAAGAGTCAGATGGTAATACCCCACTAGACATATCAGCAGCCACATCGGAAGTGGGAAACTGTATCACCACTCTTGATTGTTCTGCCGCATTAGCATTCCCTTCTGAGGCAGGTATTGATAAGGAGGTAGAGGTTTGACCGTGTATTACAAATGTTTCTAAAATATCCGCAGCACCCATATTAGACCCGGTGCCACGAGTAAGAAGATTAGCCTTAAATGCATTAGTTACTGTATTGTCTGCCGAAGCATAATATTTCTTTATACCCATCTTATGTTACCGCCCCTACAATATCAGTATCCGGAAAAAGCACCTCAGCGGCAGTGTCTTCTGGGAGGATCAAGAATCTTCCGTCATCCGATAAGTTAGAATCTATATCAAAACGGTAATTACTATACAAACCGCCAGTTTTGTTGAACAGTTCTACTTCCATAGTATCTACGACACCAGGAACATCATTAAGTAGCTTGTATATTTCGGAGATATATACAGCCTCGCCTACATTGAATTTGATATTAAGATATTCATCTTTTAGTTTTTGCACGCAAGTTTCCAATAACTCATAGCGATTTATATCCAACTCAGGAAGGACTTTAAACCTAATGCCAATATTAACCACTCGGGCATCAAGAACATCTATAGTATCATTGATCATTCGATATTTGTTTAGCCAAATTCTAGTATTTTCTCGTATTGTTTGGTTGGGTGGGGTAAGATTTCCTACTGAATTCTCCGACAACAGATACACATTTAGATTGCGCTTTAGGGAATCTACATCTCGAACAACATTTGCTCTCTTAACCTTTCCAAACTTAGAAGGCATTCTATAAATAAGATTAATATAATCAGTCCTGGTTACCGCACGATTCTGAGAGGCAAAGGTTCCATAGGCTCTTTGCCTAATTTCTTCCCCTGTCAAAATTGAGGTATCACCCAAAATTGGCTCTTCATTCTCTACCTCTACTGAAGCGATTACAGAAGAAACCAAAGCTGGATCTAAGAGTGCTTGGTTTTTGAATGACAACTGAGGGGCTATTACATTGTTCAAAGAATCTACAGCTAGGTTTACATCGTCCGTGTTATTAGCGGTATAACTAACTGTCAGAACGGTATCGGTAGGAACTACCCCAAATTTATCACTTTGAATAAGATTAGTAGGATCAAAAGTCAAATCAGACACATATTGACGACCCGTAGTATTAAGAACTACATCAGCAGGATCAGCAACCACATCCCCAGTTAAGTTATTAGCCGATCCATACCCAAACTGAATAAATGTTTCCCCCTGGGAGGTATGCTCTGTTACAAACCTTCGAGGAACAGGTTTAATTTTCATAACATAGGGTGCAGCAATTCTATCGCTAGAAGTGTTTTTAAACTCTTGTATAATGACATCTTGGGTCAAAAAATCTACCTGATAATATTCATTACCCTGACTATCTGTTACCGAGAGGACTTCAGTAATATTTTCTTTTGAAAGTTTTTGTCTATTAAAACGAACATAGTCTCCAATTGTGATAGTCTCGGTATACCTCTGTCCCGATATTACTTGCCCATAGGCCCGAACAGCAAAAAAGGTAGGGTTACCAGTAGATACATCAGTTCGGGCAACGGTAATCTGATTAGAGGGGTCTGTGAAGTCCACATCTTCAATCAAGGTAAATACCGAGTTATTATCTGAAGAGAGTATTGTTCCGTTCTGTAATATAGGAAAATAATCTAAATCGGGTCCTCGGCTATTGGGGTCTGCGGGTGCAATTATATAAAATGCTACTTGTCCTGTTGATTGGGCAGCGCCCTGGGTTTTATATCCTAGAATATTCGAAAGCCTGTTGATACTGTCGTACTGGATAGCACTGTCGAGAAAACCTTCGTTTGTCTGAAAATCTGTATAAAAAGACAATTGGTCGCCGACATAGGCAACCATATCCAACATAAGAGACCCAAAAGAAGCCTCACTAAAGTCCTTGAAAGTAGTGGGATAATAGCGTTGAGCATAGTTAACCAAATCCTCTTTTATTGAGTTAAACTCTCTGCTCGTATAATTTATGGGTCTTTTTGCCATTTTTTAAAGTCTCGCCTTGTTTTTTAAGTAGTCATTACCGAAGTTATTATTAGTTGGTCCTGAGCATCTAAAGGAAGGATATTATATTTGATAACAACCTGCACTTCGTTAAATGCCATAGTAGTAACTTCATCGCTCGTCAAAAAATCTATGGTCTCTAAATTTATCGAGGGGATATAAAAACTTGTTTGCTCTTTTATCCTAGCAACCAAGGCGTCGAAAACATCACCGTCCATATTCTCAAATAAATAATTATTCAATCCTACACCAAAGTCAGGAAGCATGACTCGTTCCCCTGGGGAAGTCAGAATAAGATTCTTGAAGTTTTGCTTTATAGCCTCCAAGAGAGTTTTATTTAGACGATAAGGACCGTCCGTCCTGTCATATACAAGTGGTACTGCTGGAGATATTCCCTGTCGTTTACTCATGTTATAAGTAGTTGCTCTAAACGAGATCTTTCAGATCTCATCCTTGCCAAAGAAGAGACCACAATTGCATTTGCCGGAGCTTCTATTAAATTTCGATCATCGATGGGCACATCCGGGGGGGTGAATTTGGCATCAAGCCAGTTCGTCATCAGGTTATGTACTTCCCTAAATGCCTCACTTGTTTCATAATATGATGGATTTTCAGTAGTGGTTACATCTAAAGTAGTCTGGTATTCATAGCCCGCAAAAACAAAATATATACGAGTAATCAAGTCCATCCACTGGGAGGCATAATTGGGGAATATATCAGAAAGATTAAAGTACTTTTTATCGATACGACCACCGTCTTCCGCAGTTGAATTTGAACTTTGTAACATGGGCTTGCCATGAGTGGCAGTAAATTCATATAAATTGCCCGTGCGCAGATCATTTTCTAATGCGGGGTATTGTCCAGACCTAACAGCGGCATCAAACCACTCTCTGTATGCAGGAACCCTCTCAAAAGTGGCGAAGAAAGATCTAATAGGAGCGTTCCATATATTATTGGGGGACCCAAAAACATCCACCAAAGAAGGAAGAGAGCCATCCAGGGTTGCCAGCAGGAAGTCCCGAGGATGAGTAGAAGGCGGGTCATCTAACCTCGTTACCAAGTCTGCTCTGTATCCAGGAATATTCAGGAGTGTGGAGTTGCTTCCGTAGCCTGCCTGTTCAACAGTTACTGTTACCTGTAATTTAAGCCAGCGCAGGAAACTTTCTTTATCTCTCAATAAGATGGTATCCAAGTATTCTATTCTGCTTTGAACTTGTTTAGGATTAAAATAAGTAACCTGTAAGCCATCCCAGGTAACCTCGTTCTGTGGATAAGATGATAATGCCTTCTGGAATTTAAAAACTTGTTGACCGCTTAGTGCAGATAGCAAATTATCGTCAGCGGTGGCAACCTCTACCTGTATCCTCTGATAAGCCTGAGAAAATCGCCTCGAAATACTAATCTCACTATCATAGTACATCAGATAAGTTGCAATCAAAAATGGTGCTGGGAAGTAATAAGCCCCATATAATAACCCGAGGTCTGTTACATTTTCCAATACCTTACCATTTTCATCCCTTA